TTTAGCTTTAAAGAGTTATTAAGTAGGTTATCACCCATATCAAAATCAACATTTCCATGTGTTACCTTTGAATTCAATAAAAAGTCATTACCACACGAACAGGCTTCACAGGTTTTAGATGCTATCGCACAAGGAATAATACCATCTGATATAGGTAACTCTTTTGTGTCAAGCATACAATCAATGTTAAAAATAAAAGAAGTCACTGATTTAGAGGAAAGACTAAAAGCTATGGAAGATCACATTGAATCGTCTGAATAGGTTAGAAAAAGCAGAGGGGATGATAATGTTCTCTACAGGGAAGTACGAATCTACTGTGATAGGGTTTGTTTGCCCTAAAGATAAATCACTAACTAGCAGCTACCATTTAATAAATAAAAAATGGGAGCCTACCATAAAGGAACCTACAGCATATTTCGCCGACATACTAAAGCCTATGTTCCTAAAACCAAAAAGATTCATAATACTTATAGGTGGAAGAGGATCAGGCAAAAGTATAGCAAAAGGTGATCATGGGTTAATAGGGATGCACGATTTAGGAAGAAATCTAATGTGTATAAGGGAATTTCAATCTTCCGTTGCTGATTCTGTTCACGCACTATTGAGCGCGGAAGTATCAAGGTTAGAGATGGATAACTCAGACATCACAGAAAGGGCCATCAAATTCACACATAACAATTCTACGGCTAGATTCCAAGGTTTGAGTAGAAACCCTGAATCAGTAAAGTCAGCTTTCGGTTTTCTTGATTGGTGGATAGAAGAAGCGCAGTTTTTATCTGATAAATCATTAAGAGTGCTAACCCCGACAGCGCGTAAAAAACCAATGAAGGGCTTACCAGGAAAACAGAAAGAGATAGACACTAAAGAGATTAATCTAGATGATGTTCAAATGGTCTTCTGTGCAAACCCTTCATCTAGTGAAGATCCATTTAGCCAAAGGTTCATAGTTCCATTTATGTCTGATTTAGATAAAAATGGAATATATGAGGACCACATGCATTTAATTATAAAAATGAACCATTCAGACAATCCGTGGTTTGATGATTCAGGATTAGAGGAAGAGAGGCTTTTTGACTTGAAAAACTTACCTAGAAGTACTTATGATTGGGTGTGGGAAGGAGGGTTCAATGACGACATAGAAAACGGTTTAATAAAACCTGAATGGTTTGATGCTTGTGTGGATGCTCATATAAAGCTAGGCATGAAACCTTTTGGTGTTAAACGGGTAACTCACGATCCTTCTGACCTTGGTAGCGACCCGAAAGCCACGCTAGTACGAACAGGACACATAATAACCAATGTACTGCAAAGAACTGATTTAGATGTAAACGAAGGTTCTGATTGGGCACTTGGTATTGCTATAAACGAAAATGCAGACATTTATGAATGGGATGTAGGCGGAATGGGTGTGGCATTAAAAAGAGAGGTCAATGACGCTCTTGATGGCAAAAGAATAACCCCCCATCAATTTAACGGCGCTTGTTCTGTTGATCACCCTGAAAGAATATATGAACCTTCTGGGGCCGAGATACAAGCCAAACAAATGACATGGGAACAAGTTTGTAAGAACCTCCGTGCTCAATGTTACTTGAAAGTTAGAAGTAGAATATACAATACATATGCCGCCGTAGTACATAATGTCATGACCGACCCAGACAAGTTAATATCATTTAGCTCTGACTGTGAAAACCTAACTACATTAAGATCGGAGTTGTGTAGGATGCCAATAAAACCAAATTCATCTGGTTTATTTGAGATGTACACTAAAAAAGAAATGAGAGAAAAATTTAAAGTTAGGTCTCCCAACTGCGCTGACGTTTTGATGATGTCAGAACGAATTCATGGTATTATCATAAAAGGAAGAACAAAGAAAATGCCAACACCAAAACAATCGTGGGGTAGACGAAACTAATGGCAATTCATTCAAGTCACAATAAAAGCGATAAAGATAGCAGCCACCAAGAGATAACGCTAAGGATACTCCGAGACTGGGAGCATTCTGAATATTCCCGTGATAATGGAGCTAGAGATCTAATATTTGCCAGAAGAACACAGTGGGACGATGAGCTAGACGCAAACGTTGATACCGAGTACAGAGGTCAGTTTGATATAGTTAAGCCTGAGCGGAGACGTATACTAGCCGCGCTAATGAAGAATGAGTTTAACAATAGATATCGTCCAAAGGATGAAGGCAACGAAAAACTAGCTGAAGTTCTTCAGAATTTATACCGTGCAACAGTTCGTACTAACGATGCTAAGTTTGCATCTGAAGTGGCTATAAGTGAAGCCATTGATTGTGGTGTTGGTGCATGGAGGGTTGAAGTAGTAGAGGAAGACGAAGAAGATCCGATAAATACAAATAAAAAGCTAATCAGGTCTGTGTTGCATGAAGCGAACAACAAAGTCGTATGGGATGCTAATAGCAAGAAGATAGACAAATCGGACGCCATGACTTGCACCATAGTATTTAGTTACGCTGTGGATGCATGGGAAGAACTCATGGAAGAACATGGTCTTGACCCAAGCGAATCGCAGTTTGAATTACCTAGCTACCTATCAAGATCAACTTTGTGTTGGAGACAAGCAGAGAACTACACTATTGCTGAACATTACCGCATTAAAGAAACAAAGCAAAAAATGACGATAATGTCAGATGGTGACAATGTTATAGCATTAACTACTGGTGAGTTAAAAAATAAAGGTGAAGCTTTAAAAAACCAAGGCTTTACAAAAGAAGCAACAAAGACCGTAGTTAAAAGAAGTGTTTGGAAAACCACACTAACCGGTGCTCACATATTAGAAAGGAAAAAGATAGCCGGCAAGCACATACCTGTTGTTCCTGTTTATGGTGAATGGTCTATAAACCAATCAACTGAGCATTGGGAAGGGTTAGTAAGAATGCTACGTGACCCCCAACAAATAAAAAACACCACTATGTCATATATATTTGACCTATTAGCTAAAGGGCCAATAGAAAAAGATATTTATTACCAGGAACAAATAGACGGCTACGAGGAAATGTACGAAGAACAAAACACGTACAAGGTTCCGTACTATTTGCAAAACCTTATGGGGCCAGACGGTACACCATTACCACTGGGACCAATAGGTAAAAAAGGCGGGCCAAACGTACCTCAAGCAGCCATGACAATACTGCAACTGGCAGACCAAGCGGTTAGTCAATCGGTTGGTGGTGGCGTATCACCTGAACAAATGATAAACCCACAAGTAACAGACGACCAACTTCTAATTATACAAGAACAACTAGATATACAATCCCAGTTATACAAAGAGCATTTAGAATATGCTTATAGGCGAGAGGGTCAGATATGCGCATCAATATGGTCAGAGATAATAGACACTGAACGCACATTGAATATAATAAAGGTTGACGGTACTGAAGAAAGTATTGAAGTAAACAAGGTTAGTACAGACCTTTCAACGATGTCAATGAAGATAGAAGTTGATATGTCTAACGCTGACATGGAAGTATTTACCGATGTCGGTGTTTCATTCTCAACACAGAAAGATAAAGTTAGGAATGAAATGATGGCTTTGCTTGAAAAACCTATTGATCCACAAGATCAAAAGATTGCACAGTGGACATATATAATGAACCTTGAAGGCTCGGCATATGAACCTATGAGGAAGAATGCCAGAAAGCAAATGGTAACATCTGGATTTGTTGATGAAGACGACTTGACTGATGAAGAAAAGCAAATGTTACAACAGGCGGCTCAACAAGAACAGCCACCAGATCCTATGATGGTAGCAGCACAAGCAGAAAAAACAAAAGCTGAAGCTCAGATGAAAGGTGAAGAAACGGACGCTATGAATGCAAATATCAACATGTTCAAAGCTGAAACTGATCGAATGAAGGTTCAACTAGAAGCTGAAGAGTTAGGCATTAAATTAAAAGATTCTGAAACAAGCAATAGAAATAAAGAAGCAGGCACAGCCAAAATAATGAGAGAGATACAGTCAAGGGACGTTGAGGACATGGTTAAGGTCAACGACTCACAAGTAAAGCGTCAAGATTCTTTTGCAAAAATGTTAACAAACCCGATATCAGTTTAAGTAGGTGTACATGTTAAAATCATTATGGAATAAGATAAACCCTTTCAGACCATCTTACAAAGTAGGAATCCCAGTTGGTGGGGTTATAATGTTTACAGGTGATATATCAGGTTTTCCATTAATAATAAACAAAGTCAAATGGCAATTATGCGATGGTAACAACGGCACTCCTGATTTAAGAGGTCAATTTATTAGGGGATGGTCAGATGAATCAGGGCAAGAGTATGAATCGAGCCACCCATGTACCAGCTAGTGTTAGTTCGGGTTTGTTAACATTTTTGCAAAAGAATCTTGACGCTTTACTTG